CCTAAATGGCAAGGTGGTTCTGCGCCAACAAGCGGAAATGCTAGTTCTATAGATTCTTATACTTATGTCATCTTTAAAACAGGAAGCGCAACCTTTACTGTATTAGCCTCTGTAACTAAATTCGCATAAGGTAAACAATGCCACGCTTATCTAAAATTGGAGCAGCAGCTTTAGCAGCTTTTGGATGGACAGGATTACAAACTGTTACTGCCGACTTTTTAGTAATTGCTGGAGGTGGTGCTGGCGGTGGCGGTTCTTCAGGCGGTGGCGGTGGCGCAGGGGGTTATCGTTGTTCAGTTACAGGAGAATCATCAGGCGGTGGCGCTTCTGCTGAAGCAAAATTAGTTCTTAATGTAACTCAATCTTACACAGTTACTGTTGGTGCTGGTGGTTCAGGTGTTGCTACTGGAACCGCAGGAAGCCAAGGTAATGACTCGGTATTTAGCACCATCACATCAACAAAAGGCGATGGTGGAGGGGCTGGAGGAGCCACTCAAAATGCAAATATGACCACTACTGGTGGTTCTGGTGGTGGCAAAGGTGTAACAGTTGATGGTAATACCTATACAGGTGGTTCTGGAACTGCGAATCAAGGATTTAACGGCGGTTCAAGTTTTGGAAACCTTAACTATGCTGGCGGTGGCGGTGGCGGTGCTGGCGGTGCTGGTGAAAATGCTTCTAGCAATAATAATGGCGATGGGGGTAATGGAGTTACATCTTCTATTACTGGTTCTGCGGTAGCCAGAGCAGGTGGCGGCGGTGCAGGAGCAAACATTTATAGCACTACACCAGGAAATGGTGTTAATGGCGGCGGTAATGGTGGTACTACAACTGGAAGTAACGCAGAAGCAAACAAAGGCGGTGGTGGCGGTGGTTCTCAAACAAGTACATCTGGCAACGGCGGCTCAGGAATTGTCATCATCTCCTACACATCTGCAACTCAATTATTCGGTGGTGGAACTGTTACCGTTTCTGGCGGTAAATTTATTCACACCTTTACTTCTTCTGGTGCATTAAGCCCATTGTCCTCGTTGACAGCAAGCTGCTTAGTTGTTGCAGGTGGCGGTGGTGGCGGTGGTGCTTTAGATTCATCAAATGTAGGAACTGGTGGCGGTGGTGGTGCTGGCGGTTTTCGCACAAGTTCTAGTTTAATTATTGATACAAACTCAATTTACACAGTAACAGTTGGCGGTGGCGGTAATGGAGCATTATCTTCAGGTGTAGTAGATGCTACCAAAGGCTCAGATTCTGTATTTAGCACAATTACATCAACTGGTGGTGGTAAGGGTGGCTCATACGACAATGGTGGACTTTTTAACCAAGGTGGTAATGGTGGTTCAGGCGGTGGTAATGGATATGCAAATACAACTACTGCTGGACAAGGAAATACCCCATCTACAAGCCCAAGCCAAGGAAATAATGGTGGAGTTCAAGCTGGTGGTGGCGCTGCTCCTGCTTATGGCGGTGGTGGCGGTGGAGGCGCATCAGCAGTAGGTAATGCTGGAACAACATCTGCTGGCGGTAATGGAGGCGCTGGAACTGCATCTTCTATTAGCGGTTCGTCTGTAACATACGCAGGTGGAGGTGGTGGTGGCTCTGACTCAGGAGGCTCTGCTGGAACAGGTGGCGCTGGTGGCGGTGGTAACGGCTCAAATACTACTAATGGCTCTGTTGGATCAACGAATACAGGTGGCGGTGGTGGCGGTGGTGGTAATCCATCAGGTGCAGGATCATCTAATGGCGGTAATGGCGGTAGCGGTATAGTCATTATTTCTTACGCTGGCGCACAAGCATTTACTGGTGGAACTTACTCATCTTCTGGCGGTAACTCTATCCATACATTTACAAGTAGTGGTTCGCTAACTGGTGGTTATGTTGAGTATTTAGTAGTCGCTGGTGGAGGTGGTGGTGGATTTAGCGGTGCTGGTGGTGGCGGTGCTGGAGGTTTTTTGACTGGTTCTACTAATTTAACTAAGGGAACTCAATATACAGTTACTGTGGGTAATGGCGGTGCAGGAGTGTCTAGCCCAACAATAAGGGGCGGTAAAGGATCAAACTCTGTTTTTTCAACCATTACAGCCACAGGAGGTGGTGGCGGGGGAAGCGGTGGTACATCTGGAGAAGCAGGGGGTTCTGCTGGTGGTACAGGCAACTCAAATGGAACTGTCACATCTCCATCTCCAGCTAGTGAAGGAAACGCAGGTGGTGGAGGTGGAGGTTCGCCTGAGTATGGCGGTGGTGGTGGCGGTGGTGCAGGTGGAGCAGGTAATACTGGCGCTAGTGGAGGAGCTATTCCCAATCCATCAGGCGGTGCTGGTTTAACAGCAACAACTACTTTAGGTGGCGGTACTTACGCTGGTGGCGGAGGTGGCAGCCATCAAAACCAAAGTGCAACAACTCCATCAGGCGGATCAGGTGGTGGTGGTGCTGGTTCTACCTCTACGGTTAATGCGGTTAATGGGTCAATAAATACAGGCGGGGGTGGTGGGGGCGGTGGTAGCACGGGCGCTAATGGTGGGTCAGGTGTTGTTATTCTTTCTATTCCAACTAGCAGTTACTCAGGCACAACCACAGGAAGTCCAAGTGTATCAACTAGCGGAACAAGAACTATCTTAACTTACACATCATCTGGAACTTATACAGCTTAAAAGGAGCAATCATGTCGCACTTTGCAAAAGTAGAAAACGGAGTAGTAGTCCAAGTCATCGTAGCGGAACAAGATGTCATAGATAGTGGCATTTTTGGTCATGGATGGGTTCAGACTTCATACAATACTCATGGTGGACAACATCCTGAAGGCAGACCATTGCGTAAAAACTACGCTGGTATTGGCTACACTTATGATGAACAAAGAGATGCCTTTATTCCACCACAACCATTCCCAAGTTGGTTATTAGATGAAGAAACTTGCTTATGGAACTCTCCAGTTCCATATCCTACCGATGACAAAATTTACAATTGGGATGAAGCTACAACCTCTTGGGTAGAAAGAAATGACTAATTACCAATGGAAAATAATAGAAACCGTCATTGTTGACGGGGTTCTAAAATCCGTTAAATATTGGTGCAAAGCAACAGACGATAAAAATTCTGTTGAAACCGAGGGTAATTGGAAAATGCTAACTCCGCATATGGTGGATGAGGATACAACCGAACACCAGGTTATCCATTGGATTGATTTAGATGCTACCCAAAACGACAAACATCTCATAAAATACAGATTACAAGAGCAACTGGATGCGCTTAGTTCGGCAGCAACAACTAAACCGCCCTGGGCCGTGGACACATTTAAGGTGACGATATGACACAACCAATCGACATCATCTCTCGCGCCCTTAAAGATATTGGGGCATTAGAGGCTGGTGAGACTCCCGCGCCTGCGGATTCGCAAGACGCATTTGATATGCTTAACGATATGTGCGACCAATGGTCTAACGAGCAGATGATGGTCTTTTACAAGACCGAAATTATATTTACCTTAACATCTGGCCAAACCCAGTACACCATTGGTGCCGGTGGTCAAATTGGCGGGACTATTACTGGATCAATCAGCGGCACAACCTTAACTGTCACTAATGTAGCAGCTGGCGCAATTGCCTTGGGAATGACCTTAACTGGCTCTGGCGTATCTGCTGGCACCAAGATTACGCGCTTTGGTTCTGGAGCGGGCGGCAATGTTAATTCCAGCGGAACTTATACGGTAAGCATCTCGCAGACCGTTAGCAGCACGACAATTAGCGCGTATTACGAGCGCCCTTTGTCTATTAATTCTGCATTTGTAAGGGTAAACACTAACTCCAATGGGCAACCTATTGTGAACGGCGGACTCGATTACCCAATTACCATTCTGAACCTAGAAAATTATGAAATGATTGGCTTAAAAACCTTAAATGGTCCATGGCCACGCGCTTTGTACTACCAGCCAAGCGAGGCTTTGGGAACCATTTTTGTATGGCCCAATCCATCGCAAGGCGAGATGCACATATTTGCAGATACCCTATTCCAGCGCTTTACCACCATCAATGATGAGATAGTTATCCCACAGGGCTATTTAATGGCCCTCAGATGGTGTTTAGCCGAGCGTTTGATGCCGATGTATGGCAAAGCCAGCCCAACGCAAATACAGATGATTAACGGCTTTGCAAGCCATGCCAAGGCAACCATTAAGCGCAACAATATGAAACCCATGCAGGTGGCTCGATTTGAGGATTCATTGATTGTAGGTAAGAGAGCAGACGCTGGTTGGATTCTGTCCGGAGGCTTTTAATGCCTGATTTTGGATTCGTTGGCGCAGCTTACGAAGCACCATCTATTTATCAGGATGCCCAAGAGTGCATTAATTTTTACCCTGAGATAGACCCCACTAAACCGCAAGGTGACCGCGGGATTATGGCGCTTTACCCAACGCCTGGCCTTGAGACCGTAGCCATTCTGCCTAACCAAGAGGAAGTGCGAGGCATTCGCACCCTGTCTGGCGGCACCCAAGTCGTGACAGTTTGCGGTGACTTTGTATATGTGATGGAGTCGGACTACACGCCCAAAATGATTGGCCAAATGAATACCTCCACCGGCTTGGTCGGGATTGTGGATAACGGCGTGAATGTCTACATTGTGGATGAGACATACCGCTATTGCTGGTTTATCTCCAACCCATCCGCAGCCACTTTTACTGGTTCCATATCAACTACAACCTTAACAGTCACCTCTGTTTTAAGCGGAACGATTGCCGTTGGCCAAGCTATTTTTGGGCAAGGCGTAGATCAAAATACGGTGATTACTGCGCTTGGTACTGGTACGGGCGGAACTGGAACTTATACGGTAAGCGATTCCCAAACAGTAGCATCTACCCAAATTAACTCGGTGGCCGCGCCCGCTATTGTGACAGCGTCTATTGCCACTACAACGATGACGGTAACTGCGGTCACAAGCGGAACATTAAAAATTGGCCAAACCATTGAGGGTTCAGGCGTAACCGATGGAACTATTATTACGGCTTTTGGCACAGGGTCTGGGGGCGCAGGAACTTACACGGTTAGCGCCTCGCAAACAGTTAGCAGCACTACTATTTATGCCATTAACTGGACTGTATTGCCAGCAACCGATGGCCCATTCCAAGGCGGTGGAACGGTTGATATTACCGACAATTACTTTGTTTATAACAAACCTGATTCGCAGCTTTGGGCAGCATCGGACTTACTAAGCCCGATTACCGACCCGTTATCCTTTGCGAGTAAGGATGGCTCACCCGATGACCTAGTGTCTATTATTGTTGACCGGCGAGAAGTCTATTTGTTGGGCGAAATGTCCTCCGAAGTCTGGATTAATTCGGGCGCGGTGCCGTTTCCCTTTACTCGGATTCCTGGCACATCTACCCAGCAAGGTATTGCAGCGCAATATTCCATGTCTAGAATGGGTAACTCGTTTGCGTATGTGTCCAAAAACAATCGCGGCGAAGCAATGGTAGTGCGTATGAATGGATATTTTCCTGAGAGAATATCAACCCATGCGGTAGAAACAACTTTAGTCAATCAGAATGTGTCTAACGCCATAGCGTGGACCTATCAACTTGAGGGCCATGAAGTCTATGTGGTGACCTTTCCCGCAATTGGGACTAATGGCTTGACATGGGCGTATGACAACACCACCGGCTTATGGCATAAGTGGTTGTACCGTAATAATCAAAATGAATACGAGCGCCATCGTGGTAATTGCTGCGCATTCTTTAACCAACAGGTATTGGTTGGAGACTATGAAAACGGCAAAATTTATCAATTAAGTCGTAACTTTTATACAGACGATGGCCAACCAATCCGCCGGATTCGCAGAGCCCCACACATTACAAGCGACCTGCAGCGCCAGTATTTCCATGAACTGCAGATTCAGTTCCAGCCAGGCGTTGGTCTATCAACCGGCCAAGGCGATGACCCCCAAGCCATGTTGCGCTGGTCTAATGACGGCGGATCAACTTGGTCTAATGAATATTGGACATCTATTGGAAAGCAAGGAAAATATCTAAATCGTGCCATTTGGCGGCGTTTAGGATTTTCACGGGATAAGGTCTTTGAGGTTTCTATTTCTGACCCCGTTAAGGCAGTCATTATTTCTGCAAACTTAAAGGCCGAGGCTGGAGAAAACTAATGACTACACCGCAAAACCAACGGCTGCCAACTAGCCCATTAATTGATGATACGGGACGGCCAACTCGTGCTTGGCAGCTATTTTTGCTTAATCTCTTAAACTTCTCTAGCGCCACAACGGCTACGGCTGGATCGGCTACCCTCCCTGCAAATCCAGAGGGGTTTATTGAGGTTACTGTTAACGGCGAGTCTAAAAGAATCCCTTATTACAACCCATGAACGAACAATTATTAGCCCCTCTTAATTTGCCATTAACTGCGCAGCGGTGGCTTTTGGACTTTTTTAATGTTATCCAAGGCCTTGACGATTGGCGCGATAACGACCCAGTAGAGCCAAAACAGAAAGAAAAAGTAATTTATCAGGTTATGGTGGAATTACCCCAAAACCATTTCTTTCAAGCCCATTCCCATAATTTGCTGCCTATCGTCAGTATTCTTATTTTGAAGTGGATTGGTGCTAACAAATTGGAAGATAATAGAGAACAATTACACAAGGCCTATATGTGGCGGGCTGCGTACTACGACCTAATTTTAGAGGTAGTGCGCTTAGTCCACGGGTTTGATGGGGCAGCAGGCGCTGCCGAGTATGTTGCCAAATTATATGGCGAGACTTATGAAGATTATGTAAAGGAGTTTGAGAATGCCTGATCCAGTCACCGGTACTATTGCAGCCGTTTCGCTTGGTAGCGGCTATATGCAATCACGCGCTGCAAAAGATGCGGCAAGTATGCAAGCAGCTGCTGCTAATCGCGCAATGGACCAAGAACGGGCTATGTATGAACAAGGCCGTGAAGATTTAGGACCATACAGAGAACAAGGCTATACCGCACTTCGAGACATTGAACGGATGAAGCCATTTTTAACTTCTCAATTTGGACCTGAACAATTTGGGCAATACTTAGACCCCAGCATGGCATTTCGGCAGCGTTTAGGAACTCAAGCAACCGAGCGTTTAGCCAATGTGGGTGGTGGGGCGATTAGCGGTAATACATTACGCGCCCTAACTGATTATGGTCAAAATTTAGCATCTACCGAGTACGGCAACGCATTTAATCGATTCCAAACCGAGCGGGGCAATATTTATAACACCCTAGCCAATATTGCTGGCATGGGTCAAAATGCGGTTAATACGGGTGTCAATGCAGGTCAAAACTATGCAGCAAGTACAACTGGGTTGATAACTGGTCAAGCGGCAGCTAATGCAGCCGGAACGGTTGGATCAGCAAATGCGCTTGCAGGAGGATTTGGCGGCGCTACTAATGCCTACTTGTTAAATCAATTTATGAGACCACAAGGCACTCCATCCGCAGTAACGCCATCATCTACTTTGTCTGGATATGGAAATATTCCACCGATGTACACGCCAGGTACTGGATTGCCAACAACATACGGCCCATCCCCTGCTTAATTAGGAAAGAAAACACTAATCATGGCAATTAATATAAAACCAGACATCTCGTTAAGTGGTAAGCCACCGGCAATGATGACATTGCCCGAAATGGTCAATATGGCTCGTGGTGCGCAAGCATACCAGCGTGAACGGGAAATATTCCCTGAGTTAGTGCAACAGGCTCGTACTCAAACGCAGCAATCCCAATTTACCCTAGACAAAGACCAAACTGCTGGAATTATGTCCTTAGTCGGCGGCTACAGAAATGACCCAAGAATTAATAGCGGAAATGCCGATCAAGCTATAGAGGCTATGTCAGAAATCCGATCAAAAGCTGTGGCTATTGGGATTCCTGAAAGACGAGTAGATGATTTAATGCGTATGGGCAACGCAATTGCGGTACGCAACCCCAAAAACCTTGGCCAATATTTTGACAATGTAATCCAATCTCAGATTGGACCATCTGGCCAGCAACAATTACAAACACCTCAATTAGTAACCTCTGGCGGTGCGCCTGCTATGTTCCAAACTGGCCCGCGCACATTAAGCCCATTCCCACAATTTAGTGAACAACCGCCTCCTGTTACATCTGCTGCGCCACCCCCAGCCCCCGCAGCGGCACCAGCGGCATCAGCGCCCGCACCACAAGTTGGAACTACGCCCAAAGGTGTCACCAGCGCTGACATGGTTGCAAGCAGAAATGACCCTGGCTTTGCTTTGCCATACCCAGTACGCAGAGCGGGTGATATTCGCCCATTTGCTCCTGGCGAAGAAGCAGCAACTGTAGAGGGTCAGGCCTATATTAAAAACCTATCAGCCGTTGGATCAACTGCGCCAACAGGTCTTGATCGCGTTGATAGAGTGTTGCAAACCATTAGCAAAATTGAATCGAGTAGGGATTTCAAAGCTGGTAAGCCTGGTGAGTTGGAAGCTAAATTAAGAGCAGCCATTGGCGATGCAGATTACAAATTATTATCTAAAGAGATTGCTGACCTTGTTATTGCAACCAATCAAGCCATTGGTGGCAAGACCGATGCAACAACCGCTCTGGTATCTCAAGCAACAGGTAACGAGGTATACCCGCCTGAAATATTAAAAAATATAGCAACCAAATTGCGTGGAGAGGCTTACGGCGCAATGTTGGAGGCAAAAGGCGCAAACAAGTTCTTACAACTTGGATTAAATGAAGCTAACCTCCCAAGGGGTTATAAAGCCGCGTGGGACGACAATAAAGATGTTAGGGTATATGAAGCAATGGCAATATTTGCGTCAGACAGACTAACGCCTCAAGAAAAAATAACTGCTTACAATAAGATTAAACCGACCAATTTAGAGGCATTAAATGAGTTTGAGCGCAAGGCTCGAAACATTGAAAGTCTTGCTAATACCGGTACTTTGCCAAGGCAAAAACGATGAGCGATCCATTTGTCCATGAAAACCTAACCGAAGATGCCAAAAATAGGGCGTTAGAAATTGCCCGATCTATGTCTAACGATGGTAGTTCAATTAATACTAAATTATTAGAAAGAATACTATCTACCCCAGCTGAATTTAATAATTACCCTTTAAAATCCCGTCAAGCACTTTTTGAGCGTATAGGCATACAACCTGCTATGGCAGCCACAGAATCTAAGGGTGGTATTGGCTTTGGCAGTTTATTTGATGCCATAAAAACTACCAAACAAGAATATCAAAAAGAACAAAAAGCCGAACCAGCAACTCAGGCAACTGATTTATTTGGCGCTTTGAGTGCTACTAAACAAGAATACGAAAAACAAAAAAACACTCAAGTAATGGGTGACATATCGCAAGAGGCAAAACTAAGAGAAACCTTAGTTGCCGGTGTTCCAGAGGTTGTTAAAAAAGACGCATCTGGGCGCGTAATCGAAGAACCCCAACAACGCAAAGTGCGCAATGTAAAACAATTTTTAATGGATGCCCCTGTAGAAACTGCCTTAACCCTAGCTACGGGCGCGGTGACTGCCCCAATCGCAGCTGTTGAACAATTAGGTTCTGATATCTATGGGCGGATTACTGGCAAACCAAATGTTGGCCAAGATGTGTTTAAGGCAAGAATGCAAGCTGGAACTTATGTACCCCGTAGCGAAGCTGGCAAAGAAATGGTGCAAACAGTTGGCAAAGCATTTGAGGCTACAAAACTGCCACCAGTATTAGCCCCAGAGTTAACTGCGGTTACGGCTGCGGGTCGATTGCCTCCACCCAAGCCAGAGGGCAAGCCAAGGATGTCGGCTAAAGAGTATGAAAATGTTAAGGCGGTTGTTGAGGGAACGGCTCCGCAATTTAAGCAAGACCCACCAAGATTGCCAGGTTTAGCAAGTGTTGGCGCAGCTGGTCGGCGTGACCCTGTAGCAATTAGGGCGGCTATTGATGCTTTGCCACCAGAACTGCAAGGCGCTGTGCGCAACATTCCAACTAATCGAGTTAACTTGCAGGCCTTAGAGTCTCATGCTCAAGCATTAAATCTACCGGTACCCATCTATATGACCCGCGGCCAAGCTACTGGCGATTTGGTGGCTCTTAGTAACGAATTAAACCGCCGTGGCGAATTGCCAAATATTGCCTACCGCATGGGCGAAACAAATAAAGCATTAATTGAAAACTTATCTGCTATTAGAGACCGAGCCGCTCCTGATTTGCCAGGCTCTAAACCATCTGATTTTGGTCAAATTGTTATTGATACTTACAAAGGTATTGATAGCGACCGGCGAACCATTATTAACGGTTTATATAAAGATTTAGAAACGGCAGCTGGTGGTAATTTTCCAATTAATTCTCGCGCCTTTGTAAACAATGCCGATGTGCAATTAAGCAAAAAACTAAAAAGCGAGTTTGTGCCACCCACAATCCAGAGACAATTACAGGCCTATCGTGATGGCGGCAAGATGGATTTTGAACAGTTTGAGGCATTGCGTACTAATTTGGCTACAGAAATAAGAAAAGCAGAAGCTGCAAACGATGGAAATGCCTCTATGGCTCTTTCTATAGTTAGAGACTCGTTAGAGGCCTTACCGTTAACTGGCGAGGCTGCAGCACTTAAACCCCTAGCAGATGCTGCAAGAATGGCAGCCAGAGAGCGGTTTGAGACTCTTAAACGAGACCCAGCGTACAAGGCAGCAGTAGACGATAAAGTTGCGCCTGAGAACTTTGTAGATGTTTTTGTGCTTAGTAAAAACAAGGGAACCGAAAAAAATGTTCAAACTATGATGGAAGCCCTTGGCAAAGGCACCGATGGCCAATACGCGGTTGCGGCTAATATTATTGAGCATTTAAAAAACAAATCAGTAGATCAACAAGGCAATTTTTCTCAAGCTGCTTATAACAAAGCGCTTAAAGAATTAGACCCCAAACTACAAAACATCTTTGATGGCGCTACGGCCCAAACCCTTAGAGATTTGGGCGAAGTATCGCGTAAGGTTATGGCCCAACCTAAAGGTAGCTTTGCTAACAATAGCAATACTTTGGTTGCTGGTCTTGCTCAAAAAGTTGAGAAAGTAGCTGAAGTAGGACTAAATCTTATACCTTATGTATCTTTAGGTACTATGGCAAAACAAGCCCGCGAGCGCCGTGCTGGTAAAAAATTTGAACAAGAAACTTTAGGTCCAGTAGCTGGCGTTGAAGGCAAGTCAAACTTAATTAGAGACATTCTAAGTAAAAAGGAATAAATCATGGCAGCAGTCAATCTCTCACCAATCGGCAATGGCTTTCAGTTCTTTAGTAATGATGGACTGCCATTAAACGCCGGTAAACTTTATACCTACCAAGCTGGGTCAACTACCCCGCTTGCATCTTATACAGACTCTAGCGGTTTAATTGCCAATACCAACCCCATTATCTTGGGAACGGATGGACGGCCACCGTCAACAATATGGTTGCTAGATGGGTTTTTCTATAAATTTGTACTAGCTAATTCAAGCAATGTCACCATCCAAACCTATGACAATTTGTATGGAATTGTGAGCGCAACCCCTCCGGCTGCAACCCCAATCCCTGCGGGCGGTATTTTATTGTGGTCTGGCTCGATTGGATCAATCCCTGCTGGCTATGTAATATGTAATGGCTCTAACGGTACGCCAGACCTGCGAGACCGTTTTGTCGTAGGCGCTGGATCAACTTATGCGGTCAATGCTACAGGCGGTTCAGCGGATGCTATCGTGGTTACCCATAACCATACGGCAACTTCTACGGTAACAGACCCTGGGCATGACCATGATGCTATTACTCAAACAAGTGGTAGTTCAAGTTCTGGAGCGCAATTTACAAATTCGTTTAGTGGGTCTGTCAATACAACTTCAACGCAAATGATCCAAACTGCAACAACTGGCATTACTGTAGCTACAACAATTGCAAATGCTGGTACAAGCGGAACTAACGCAAACTTGCCTCCTTATTACGCTCTTTGCTACATAATGAAAACTTAATATGGAATGGCAAACGATTATCAATATTGGCCTTGGATGCGTTATTGCATCTATTGGCTGGTTTGCTAGGGAACTTTGGGATTCTGTTAAAGAGTTGCGCAGAGACATTCACCAGATTGAAAAAGGTCTGCCAGAATTGTATGTGCGCAAGGATGACCTAAAAGAAGTGCGCATTGAGATGGCCGCTCGATTTGACAAGTTAGAAAGCATCATGGCATCGTTTTTTGACCGATTGGCAGATAAGGCCGATAGGTAATGGATGTGCCATATAACAATGGCAAAATTAAGATAGGTTGTGCATATTATTTAAACCCGTTAAGGCCTAAATACATTGAGTACGATGAGGATATGTTAGAACTGCAGAGTTACCTAATTCACGACCCGCGCATACTTAATCAGCAGTATTGGGCAAAGCGCATTTATATTGCAATCCTTTTATTTGTATTAACAATCATGCTAATGGCCCACTAATGTTAATGACCATACTCAATATTTTTGCTCTTTTTATTGCAATTTTTGCGGTAGTTATATTTACGGTAATGTTTGCTTTCTTCTTATTTATTATGTTTGCGTGCGTTTGTATTGGCTGGAAAGAAATTAACTCTATGCCAATCGCTGAGATTTGGCAAAGAATCAAAAAATGATCCTATATGTCAGACCCTTTTGGAATTATAGATGGTACTAAACAGGTTACCAAAACCCTCAATGAGTCTGTAAAAGCCAGCGAGGAGTTAAGTAAAGCAATTGATGGTGTATTGGCGGTAGCGGATAAGGCGGCAAAAGAAAGAGCGGCATCAAGGAAGAATTTAAGAGAAGTAAGCCCTGATACCACTACCATTATTGAGGCGGTAGATGAGTTTCAAAGGCTAATGTTAGCCAAGCAGTCAGAAGAAAAGATTAAAGAAGAAATTACTAAGAAATACGGCAGTAAGGCATGGGATGAAATACAAGGTATTAAGGCTAGAAAACAATGGGAAATAAGGCAAGATAAGTATTTAGAACAAAGCGACAGAAGGGTGATGAAAAGCGTTATGGCACTTTGTTATATGTTTGCAACTTGGGTTGCTTACGAATGTACTTGGGGAAGGTGGAAATAATATGTTACCTATAATGGCACTATTTGATGTTGGGATGAAAGTCTTAGACAAGTTTATTCCTGATCCAGAGGCTAAAGCAAAGGCTCAGAAAGAGTTATTACAGATGCAGCAAGAAGGCAGGTTGGCTGAACTTAACGCGGATAACATTGAGGCTCAAGAACTAACAAAACGCCAGCAAGCTGATATGGCTAGTGATAGTTGGCTGTCTAAAAACATTCGTCCAGGAACGCTTATATTTATTTTGGTTGTATATGCAGCCTTTGCAATTATGAGTGCGTTTGAAATGAATGTGCATCAACCCTATGTAGAACTGCTTGGGCAATGGGGTATGTTAATCATGTCTTTCTATTTTGGTGGTCGCACCCTTGAAAAGATTATGGATATGAAAGCTAAAAAAAATGATAACCCCACTTAGCCTCCACTTTAGTCTAGAGGAATTGACCACTACTGACCACAGGCAGTTTGACAATACGCCAAACCCCGATGAACTGGCCAACTTAAACCGTCTGGCTAAATTCTTAGAGCAGGTCAAAACCGTCTTAGGCGGCAAACCCGTAATGATCAACTCTGCCTTTAGGTCAGCGCAAGTCAATGCAGCAGTAGGTTCTAAGGACACCAGCCAGCACCGAATTGGATGCGCTGCGGACATTCGTGTGCCAGGCATGACCCCCGATGAGGTGGTTAAAACTGTAATGGCTGCGGGTCTTGGCTACGACCAAATTATTAGAGAGTTTGACCGCTGGACCCATATCTCAATCCCTAATAACCCAGAGGATAAACCCAGGCAACAGGCATTGATTATTGATCGCAGCGGTACTCGTCCTTATGCTTAGTAAAGCGGTGCGCAAGTAACATCCACCACAATATCGCGGGTCATACCGCCGACCTTGCGTTTAGCGTAAATTAATATCGCTCTGGTCTTAGCAACCTGGCAATCCTGAATGGCGGTAACCACCTCAAGACGGCTCATAGAATGGACCTTATCGTCCACGACCAGCAGCTGCTCTGGCATAGCGTTTTTATCTGGCGTACTGCTGCAGCCACTTAAAATTAGTAAACAAACACCTGCTATGATTATTTTCATTTTTCTATCCTAGAATGGGCTGTCATCGTTGATGTCACCAGCATATGCCCGTGAAGGGTATTTTTCGGCGCTCTGAGGCGTTTGTGGCTGCGAATCAGGCTTGGACCCAGCAAACTCTAATTCGCCCACCCTTGCCCTAAAAGTAACGCCCTCGGTGCCGTCTTTTCGTTTATAGGTTTCTACATGGGGCTCAGTCATGCTGACAAACAAAAGTTGCCCTTTGGCTAGATGGGGCTTTAACTTCTCGCACCGCTCCCCCCACATGGTCCCGTTAACCCATTGGGTCGGCTGCTTACCATCAACCTTACGGCCATAAGAAAACGCCAAGGACAAATCCATAATGGCTTTGCCATCCGGTGTATATCGTAACTCTGGGTCATTGCCCAGACGGGCTAATCCGATTAGTAACATTAAAAACTCCCTTTATCAAAATAATTTGATTCGTCATTGAAAAACTCAAATAGTGCATCGCACTCGGCTAAGAACTTCTCAGCTGCTGCCTCTACCTCGGCCAACTCCTCTGGGCTTGGGACATATTTCTTGATGAACAGGTCTTTCCCCTCACCCATGCGCGGATCGTAGGACACAAACCAAACATCCTTACCAGTACAGGCCGACTGCAAAAGCATTTGGGGCTTGTACTCTGGTGGGATGGCCTGGTTGGCTACATACTTCATGTGTGTCTTAGTCTTGGGGCATTTGACTTCTATGAGCGATCCATCGGACACATAACCGTCAGGACTTACTCCGCAATGAAAAATGCTTGGGTGGTCAACAAAACCAACATCCTTAACCATGAGACCTGTGATGTTTTCAAAGGCCTCTTTAGCGGCGCACTCTTGGTCTAGCCCCCATTGCATATCTGCGGTCATGTACTTATCTGCAAAGGTGTTAGTAATGCGCTCGGCTACCACCTCGTAGCGCAGAGACTCCCGCTCACTAGACTCTTTGCCAGACTTTAGGAAGTTCATGGCCGCAGCCATCCTAGAGCCGGTCAACTTACCGAGGCGGTCATTCCACCAGGTCCCGTCTTGTTGGAATGGATTTGGTTCACGCATTTTGATCTCCTTTTAATTTGGTGTGATGTTTGGCTGCAAAGTCTCTCACCATTTCCCGCTCGTCCGCTGCTAATGTTTTCCATGTTGCGGTCAGCTGGTCGGTTGATGTGGCTGCCGTAATTAAGGCCTCAATCTCTGTTTTAGTGCGGGTAGATTTAGGTTTGCTTGGGCGCGATGCATTATTGCCGTCATCGTCCTCTGGGGCGATACCACAGGCTGCCTGGAGCGAATACCGGCGGGCATAGGTCATTGCTGACCCGTAACCTTGGGCATCCTGTTTGGTGGCTGGCACATGGAGTTTGCCACCTGAAATCATTTCGCCAGACTCATGGATAAAAATAGTCTCGATGATAATTCCATCCGCACATTCATGGGAATGTTGGACCAAGGCGATACCGTTGTCGTTTAAGGCATCAATCACGGCCTCAACGCAAGCTGCTAGATCAGCATACCTTGATTTGAAGTGTGGGTTGGTTGAGACGATTTGAGCGCAGGTCCAAAGGTCTTTTGTGCCTTGACTAACGCGGTTGCTATTTTGCATATTCCCTCCGATTAAATAAATGCTAAAAGTAAACAAAATACTATTAAACCAACGGCAGCAAAGGCCTCCATCCAAGGAGATTCTTTTTTAGTAAACACATTGCGCTGCCACTTGTTTGCCTCAAAGTTAGTTTTTCTCATTTTTTCTTTTTAAATACCTTTCATGTGTGTTTAATTCTGGTAACTCGTGATGTTTGGTTAAACCCTGCCAATGTATTTTTTTTCGATCATTAAAGTCCAACTCATTAATTTCTTTGGATTGAACCTTTTGTTTATAAGCATCTGGTTGTAAAGCTGCTGGTTTAATAGGCTTTGATTCACCGTCAACAAAATACCAAACACCATCTTCAAACCAGGCCTCTGTACAATTAAAAATGCCTAAAAGCAGAAGATATAAACCGTTTCTAACAGGCTTAACTGCGTAAGAAATTGGTTCTGTTGTTGGGTAATCTGGGTCATCTTGTAAATTAAAATATGTGTTTGTAATTCCCATCATGCCACCCGACTTTTGCGTGGTACTGACATTAAGCGATAAACTGCGTAACGCACACCAGACGGCTCTTTGACCATGTCGGTAACAATGTCCCAGCCCTCGGCCTTGAGGTCAAAAATAATGTCAGCCAGGCGTGTAGCGTGATAGCGCTCAATTGCCTCCCAACTAGTTATCTTTTTCTTGCTGATTAGGTGTCTTGCTACTAAATTGATTTTGGTATCTTTCATACTTCCTCCACGGTTATTTTGTAATGCCGGCCATTGCAATCGACAACAAACAAATGTTTTTTGGTACTAAGAAATTGACCCTCTGGACCTAGGTCCCAATGAATGCGCCCAGCACCATAAATGATGGCTAAAGGGTCTGGTGCGTTAAGGGCTCTTTTGGTTATGTGAGCGATGTAGTCGCAGTAAGCTGGCTGCGTTAATTGCTCTTGATGCTCCAGCTGCTGCTGGTGATGTAATGCTTGGGTATCTTCCATATTTTCTCTCCGAGTAAGGGGCCGTAGCCCCGTTGTTTAACTACTAAATAAATTAAAACCCATTTTTTTAAAACCGAATGTTGATACATAAACTGCAAAACCTTCTGCGTCAACAATGACATCGCCAACTGATACAGAGTGCATTGGTGCCAAACGCTTAATTTTGGACTCTGGGCCAATGTTGCCAATGTTAAAAACTTCGTTTAAAGAACTTGTATTGATTTCTGCAACAGGTGCATACAAGCTGCGCGCTGCAAGAATAGTCTCGTCAGATGGGCGGAATGTTGTATTAAGATATGTCTCACGATGAGCGTTAAATTGGTCATCTGACAAGTTGATTTGGTGTACTGTATATTTCATTTTTCTCTCCGATTTTGTTTCCCGATCAAATGACCGTAAAGTAATAGTAAACTGTTTATTTACCCTGTGCAACGGATTTATGCGTTTTTTTATTAAAATTAGGGAAAACACCTAGAAAATAAGCGTAATAACTGCTTAATAACAGCGTAATAAGTGCTTATTACCTATTAACCACAGTTGAACTATGGTTGAACCCTGGTTAAAAAAACTAGACTTTCTTTAATAAAACCATGGTAATATTGATGGGTCAGCAAGGTGGCACTTGTTGGAATCTCATGAGAACAAAACCCCGAATTTTTCGGTGGTGCGAACAATGCTTGGAATTGGTCATTTTGTTCTAATGAGGACTTATTCCAAGGATGCCCCGCCAGGCCGCACCACCCAAGGATTTGGGGTTTTTTGTTGCCTACTGACCGTACTCCGAGCGTTATTAAGAGCCTACATCGGCTGCGCGGAACAGTAGATACGGTATCGGCTCACCACCAGATTACCGGAGCAGCCTGTCAACGAGGGACTGCGGAACTAGCCTAAGACATGGGTGATAGACAACTTAGGCTAGGATGAATCGTTGCCTTATGGGGCGCATAGGCTGGATTGTTTTACTAATCTAAGCTGGTGCAAAGTGATCATGGCTATCACCCTTGGGTAACCTATGAGAAAAAGAAATAGAAAACAAAAACTACCTTGCAAACTATTTCCTAATCATATATTCTCTGCAAAAGGAGAACAACATGACCTTAGATGACCTTGAAGAAATGGCTCTTAGATGCGGCATGGTAAAGACTAAAAAAAATTGGTCGGCCACCGAGTCGCAGCTGGAATACTTTACAAACAATATGCTTGAAGAATTTAAGCAAGTTGCTAGAGACCAACTAATCCAATCCATTAAAAAAGCAGCCGACTATGAACGCGAACAATGCGCCAAGGTCGCTGAGATGGCTTGGTTTGAGGGCATGGAACAAGAGGACATTGCTAAAGCCATACGCGAAAGAACAGACGAATGATTCCATATTCTGCGCAGACCAACGCCGTAGAGTTTGCATGGTTCTTAATCATTGTGGCGGTATTGGTTGGCATTGCAATTTGGCTAAAAAACCATGACCGACTTTGAGGCTTTTTGGCAGGCTTATCCGAGACGGGTAGCCAAGGGCGATGCCCGTAAGGCTTGGACCCAAACCGAGGCAATCCGGCCACCGCTGCCAGAACTCTTAGAGACAATTCGGCAGCAGATGCGCTCTGACCAATGGCGTAAGAATGAAGGCCAGTTCGTGTGTTACCCCGCCACTTGGCTGCGCCAGGAGCGCTGGTCCGATGAATTAAAAGTGACCTTGCCTGGTGTGGTTGACGGCAAAGAATGGCATGAAACATGGCCAGGCATTGTGGCTAAAGGCAAAGAATTGGGCATTTTGGAGAGCCAGTTTGACCAGCCCTATTTATTTAAAGCTGCGGTATTGCGTGGATCGGTCAAGGCGGCATGAACTATTTAAGCGTATGTAGCGGAGTTGAGGCAGCCACCGTGGCTTGGCATCACATGGGCTGGAAACCCGTAGGATTTAGTGAAATTGAGAAATTTCCTAGCCAAGTGTTAGCCCATCATTACCCCAATGTTACCAATTTAGGTGACATGACTAAATATAAGGAGTGGCAAATTGACGGAACAATTGGACTTTTGGTCGGAGGAACTCCATGCCAATCATTCTCAGTTGCCGGACTCAGAAAAGGACTTGAAGACCCAAGAGGAAACCTTGCCCTCACCTATGTTGGAATTCTTGACAAGTTTAGACCCAAGTGGTTCATATGGGAAAACGTGCCGGGTGTCCTCAGTTCAGGCGGTGGAAGGGATTTTGGTTCCTTTCTCGGAGCGGTGGCCGAATGCGGGTATGGGTTCGCATATCGGGTGCTTGACGCTCAATACTTTGGAGTACCACAAAGACGTAGAAGAGTCTTTGTTGTCGGATATCTTGGAGACTGGAGACCTCCCGCAGAAGTATTATTTGAGTCCGAGAGCCTGTCAGGGAATTCTAAACCGAGCAGAAAGACGAGGCAAAGTGTTGCCGGCTATGTTGAAAGCAGCTTTGGACAATATCGCGAAGATGTCATTGCCGGAACAACCAAAGCAAGCGGAGGAGTCCTAAGCGGTGGCTCAGAAACATTTATCGTAGGTGCATTGGATACAGAGTGTGGTGGTCAAAAATTAAGCCATCAATCAATCAATAGTGGGCATATATTTGCTGTTTACGAAAACCACCCATCCGATAGCAGAGTTAAACCAATGGGCGATGTATGCCAAACAGTAACCAGTACATGGGGTTCTGGTGGTGGCAATATACCTTTCGTGCAAAATATTGCTTATGAATGGCATAACCAAGATAGCAGAATTAAACCAATTCAAGTTGCTGCTACATTAAATTGCAATGCTAATGGCAGAGAAGGACATTTAGTGCAATCTATTGGTTTTACTCAATGTGATGCCGCTAGAGATGCTGGCAATAACATCAGCCCGACCCTCAGATTAGGGGGCAATGGGGGCTATCCAAGCCATTCTGTTGCTTATGGTTTTGAGCCTGGGATAGCAAAGCGAGAGGGTAATCCTAATCGTTTTAGTGAGGAATTGTCACCAACATTAAGAGCGAATATGGGAGACAACCAAGTTGCGGCAGCGTTTGGTTGGCAAAATAGCGCATCGCAGAGTATGTCTGTAGATATTATTAGTCCTACATTAGATAAAAGCAAGACCCCTGCGGTTGCTTATTCTTTTGACAGCCTAGCCAGCAATTCAATGAAATCAAGTAATCCAGTTAGTGGATGCAGGCAGGTTGAGCTATCCAAAACGATTGACACAACCTACCCATGCCCAAGTAAAAACCAAGGCGGCATAGGAATAATGCAAAGCATGGCAGTCCGCAGGCTTACACCAGTAGAGTGCGAGCGATTACAAGGTTTTCCTGATAACTACACAAACATCAAAGAGAACTGCCCAGACGGCCCAAGATACAAGGCTATGGGCAACTCTATGGCGGTGCCAGTAATGCGGTGGATTGGTGAGCGGATCAACAAAGTTAATAATGAACAATAAACTGACCGCAAACCAAAGAAACCACCTTACACGCGTTAAATCGTTGCCCTGCGGCGTTTGTGGCGTGTCTGAACCCTCAGATGCCCACCATATCGAACAAGGCCTCCAATACCTCTGTATTCCACTTTGCAAGGATTGCCACCAAGGCAGCCATAACGGCATCCATGGTCGCAAATCCATATGGAACGCAACCAAACAAACTGAACTAACGGTACTTAATGACACAATCCAAAAACTCCTCCAATAGACTAACCCTGCCTTGGCCGCCCAAAGAACTGAGCCCCAATTACCGTGGGCATTGGGCTCCTCTAGCAGCTGCTAAGAAAAAGTACCGGTTTGCTGTCCGCATTCTGGCGCTGCAGCAGCCAATACCATTTATTCAACACATTGTGGAGGACGCTCCGATTTATTTGGAGATAGAGTTTTATCCACCGGACAACCGGCCACGGGACCAAGACAACATGATTGCAGCGTTTAAAGCTGGCCAAGACGGTCTGGCCGATGCTTGGAATATTAACGACAAACTAATTATTAGCACATACAAAATAAGCCAGCAACGGGGCGGTATGGTAAAAGTAAGAGTTTTATAGGGAACTGTTTATTATGAAGAAGTTAAAACGCCGTCCAAGATTATCTCAAGACATTTTGTTGCTGCTTGAGCGATTGCCCAATTTAACGCAGGCGCAAATTGCAGCTGAATTGGTTGCTAAACCGCATTCAATCAAAGCGGTATTATGGAAATTAGTGCATCGTGAAAATAAAATTGTTGCCACAAAAGGCGCAAAGGCAGATAAAATAACAGGGCCGAAGGTCATTAATATGTACTGTTTGAAGGAATTATGAAAGACATCGAAGCATTCTCGCTGGCATTACTTAATTCTGCGACCTGCGCTCATTTGCAGCATTGGCAGACTAAAAGCTATTCGCAGCATAAGGCCTTGGCTAAATACTATAACGCCGTCCCAGACCTCGTAGACCAGCTGGTTGAGTCGTATATGGGTCGGTATGGTCCGTTAGACGAATTTGAGGAAGAATTTGAGATTGACAAGGACCCTGTACGGTACTTCAAAGCATTACAAAAATATGTCGATCAAAACAGAAAACACTTGCCAAAAGACACCGAATTACAGAATACTATAGACGAAATTACCGATTTAATTAACTCTTTGCTGTACAAACTGCAACAACTCTCATAAAGGAAATCAAAATGGCAAATACATTTGTATGCCCAAAAGACTGTAACGAAGATAAAGGTCGTAAAGAAAAGACCAAAAACGCCGTAATGCAGGAAGGCAAAAACAAGCCAATGGGCGAAAAAATGACCATGAAAGGTCGCGATACCAAGATGGAAACCAATAATTCTGGCGAAATGTATCAGAAGTGAATTGCGGAAATTGCCAGTTTTTTCAAGGTACGCAGTTTGGCCATTGCCGGCGCTACCCTGAATATGTAACCAAACAGGCTGGGATGTGGTGCGGGGAACATCAAGTCGTTGTTCCTTTGCAGCCAATATTCACGGAATTGGCAGCCACTCCAGCACCTAAAAAGGTAAGAAAAAATGCTAAGACCCCTGCGTGATCGAATCGTTGTAAGACCCATTGAGCGGGTCAAAAGCGAGGTGATTGATGTCATCATGGAAGAACTACCTAATATTGGCGAAGTGTTGGCCGTGGGACCTGGCGAGATTGATAAAAAGGGCAGACTGATTCCAAACCCAATTGAAATTGGGCAGCGGATACGATTTGGGGGCGCGGAGGATTATCTGTCTTATCCCCGATTTGAGGACAATGGCGAAGAATTAATCGTGATGTCTTGGAAAGATGTCTGTTTCATCGAGGACAATAATGCCAAAAACCACTAATAAACCTATTGCGCGCACCACTACCGGTAAGGGTAAGAACTACAAACCCACCGAAGCTGGCGCGGGCATGACCGCTAAAGGAAGGGCGGCATACAATGCAAAAAATAATGCAAACCTTAAAGCACCTGCTCCAAACCCTAAAACAAAAGCTGACGAAAACCGTAAAAAGTCTTTTTGTGCGCGGATGAGCGGAATGCCTGGGCCGATGAAAGATGAAAAGGGTAGGCCCACCCGAAAAGCAGCATCTCTTAAAAACTGGAATTGTTAACTTAAAGGAAAATCATGTCAAATTCAAAATCAATTGGCGTTGCATACGCTGACCCATCGTTTGAAAGTATTGTCTGTACTGGCAAAATTTCGGCAGATGTCACTATAGATGACGCTGATTTATCGTCAGGCGCATTTAATCTTACAGATTTTACTGTTCGACCATCGACCACATTTGCTAATACTGTGGCAGCCGTTGTTGGCGCAACCAATAGCCGAACAGCGGGAGTTGCAGGGGGTAACATTTTTGGCTGTTATGCACAGACTTCATTAGGGACTGCAACCTCAACCATTACAGGTTTAAACGCTGCGGTTTACGGTGTCGTAGATGTAGGACCTAGCGCAAACGCAGGCGCAACTTATGGCGCAGTTTTTGACTTTGCTCAATTTACAGGTACCAGAGCCGTTACCCCAAAAGCGTTTATTGGTTTTGGTGAAGAATCATCTGCAACCAATCCTTGTTTAAATCTATTTGATATTGGTCGACTTGGTAAAAATGTAGCAGCAGGGTTAGCTG